CTACCGAGTCGCCGATTGCGGAATACTCGGTCCTGTCGAGAGAGGCGATGACATAGTCTTCATATTCGCGCCTCGTCGTGTAGATGGTGATTGGCTGTTTGGCCGTCTTCAATTCGAGAAGCTTGTCATACTCGTCTTCGGCCCTCGATGGACTGAGCGCCGACGCGAGAAGTGAAACAGGCGTATTGCTGATGATTCCGTCTATTTGCAGCTCATCTGGATTGTCGTGAATGTGGTCAGAGACGTTTGAGCCCGACTCAATCGGATGCTGGGTGATCGTGGACGTCGTGCGGTATTTCCTCTTGATGGTCGCGTCGAGAGCGGCTGCGTCAAGCCCAGAGCTCAGCTGCGTTCCTGCATCAGAGAACACAAGTGCGACAGCCTGATACGCTGCCACTGTGCTCGTCGCAATCACGCGTGAGACGACCATCTACCAGCCTCCGCTCGCGCCCGGGGTTAGCGGAAGCAACGCAACGGAGGCGTCCTCTATCGCCGACTGGACAGCGTCGCTTGCCGACTTTCCAGCAGCTCGTCCGACAGCCACCTCGTCTTGCCCGGGTGCTGGATTAACGACTTGATTGATTGTGACAGAAGGCACTGTGACCCCGCCTGCACGATATGTCGATGTGCTGGCCGCCACCACCTGCGTAGGCATCAGCACCGCCCCAGAAGCGGCGAGTTTTGTTCGACCCAATCCGCCGCCGAGAAGATTATTGTCGACGTACTCCGTCACGCCCCGAACAAGCCTCTCGACTGCACCAGGGCCCTCAACAGATCGCTTCTTCTCTCTATCTTCCGACAGCATATTGAGCCCGCTGAAGTCGCCCTTCATGGCCATGATGAGAGCAAAAGCAATGTCCTTCGCATCTTTGAGCTTCGTCACCATCCATCGAATTGCGCGCAGTATCGGTGAGTCAGACAGATCCATGTTAACGAACGTGTCGTATAGCTCGCTGATCTTATCGCTCAAACGACCGAAGAGAGTGTCGCCGCCCTCCATCATCGTTCGAAACTCGTCCCAAAGGCCGAACAGCAGCGCGAATACCAAGATGAACGCAGCCCCAAACAGCATCGCCTTCAACTGCATAAGAAGCGCAGCGTTGCCAGCAACGCCAAGCCCAAACGCAGCCTTCGCCGCCATCAACGCCACACCGCCAAGCGCAGCGAGAAGCTTCGCAGACAAGATAAACGCAGCCACCCCCGCCGCGGCAGCAAGTACCTGGAACGCGTGCGATAGGATGTTCGTCCCCTTCAGCCAATCGAACACGCTACGGACCGCCTTTGTCGCCCACTGAACGAACCCGTTGACCATAGGCAGAAGCTCAGCCCCAAGCGCAACCGCCGCGTCGCGCAGAGCGCCCTTCAGCGCCTTACTCGCGTTGGCATATCCGTCTGCGGTGCGAATGGCGTCCCCTTGTGCTGTCTTCGTCTTCTCCATGATGTACTGGTATCGAAGCTGGACCTTCTCCGCCTCAGACATCTGCTGGACCTTCTTGCCGATGCCCTTCGCGTGAGCGTACTCCTGTAGCGTAGATTCGAGCAGCACGACGCCAAAACGTCTCAAGGGCTCACTTTGACCCACGATCCCCGATTGCAGCGCTTGCAGGGCATCCTCGTCGTTCGCGTTGAAAAATGATCCGAGGTCAATCGCGAGCTGAGCGAAGTTGGTGCTCATCTCGGCCGCCGCTTCCTTCGACCCGAGTATTGGCTCGATGATGGCGCCCGTAGAGCCAGCAAACTCCCGCAGCATGTACTGAGACCGCCCAATTGGGCCAGCCAGGTCAGAGGCCCACTGCTGCACACCAGCGGACGAGTCACCGAACGCTTGGTCGAGAACGTTGAGGGTCTCGTTTACATCGCTCGCGCTCTCGACGAGCTTGATCATGCCGCGTGCAATCATGCTCCCGGCGAACAGACCCACCACCGTGTTGAGTGTGGTCTTGAGCTTTTGTATCCCGAGCTCAGCCCGATCGAATTCGTTGCGCTTGAAGTCGAGACCGATAACTGCAACGAGGCGACGAATGATTCCACCGGTCATCGTTTAGGCTCCTTTGCCTTCTGCATGGCTTCGGCATCCGCTTCGGCCTGCAGGTCTAAAGCCTCGTCTGCATCCAGCAAATCAGTCAGCGACCAATGTCTTTCAATCTCTTGCAGGGTGGCAACCTTCGCGACAATTGGCCTCCATACCAGCCAATCAAGATGCGCTGGGACCTCTACGGTTGAGACGCCTTGATTTGATCGACGACTTCGCCGACCGCGTCGTCGAAAAAATCCGCAAAGTTCACCTTTATGGCAAACGCAAGCCACTGGAACATCGCCTTATAGGTGCCCGCGAAGTGCTCGTCGAAGTTCCTCCACAGCGGCGCACCAGCGTCACCAAACCCCGGGCCAAGGACATCCGTGTGCTTTGCCATCTGCTCGATGATCTCTTCAACGCGCGACTGTGGCAGAGCCTTGAGGATGATATCGATCGCTCCCCTCACACGCTCGGGCCTCACGTAGTCGAGCATCTTGTCGACGAGCTGCTGCACGCTCGATATCTCGACGGCGGGAAGTCCAGACAGAAGCTCTGTAAGCACGGGCAGAAGAACGCGCATGAACTCGTCTGCGATCCGCTTGCCGTCGATGGCCCCAAGCTGTGTCACCACATACCGATAGCCGCTGATATCTCCAGATTTGAGCTTCTTGCGCGCCATCAGTTGCCCCCCTCTACGATGTTGATGTGTGTAGCCTCGAACACCCACTCACGCTCCGTGACCTCTTTGCCATACGAAGGCTTTGGGGGCTTCACGATCCACGCCTTCTCAGCCCACGAAAGCGAATAACCGCTATTGTCCTTGACCATGAACGGAAGCATCGACGCTCCGTTCGAAGCCAGTTCGTCAGCAGCCAGCAGCGCGGACAACTCTGCGTTGGTCGCTGAACTCTGCATGAGCTTGACGGTGAACTTTCCAGATCTGTTGGCGTTGCGTACACGAGTTCCCTCACCGTCAGCCCCGACCTTGAGCGTGAAGCTGTCTTCGTTGCGCTCGACTTCAATCATCGATCCATCGGCGAAGCCGTGAAACGAGACGAACCCGAACACAACAACCACGCTCTTTGGATCGTACTGCTTGGTATCACCAGGCATGCTCTAACTCCTCAGACAGCAACGATGCCGTCGATTCGAGTGGAGTGAATTGCTCCCGCCAGATACCCACCGAACTTGATGTCGGGCAGATGTCGGTTAGCTCTGTCGGATGTTGGGATGTCGGCCAAAAGTGGGACTGTGGTGGTTGGCGCGGGATCAGACCGCAGCACCGTTCTCGTCACAGCGTCTTCGAGCCTGGCTTGCACCGTGTTCTGCATCAAGGTTATCCCACCATGGTCGAACGGAACCTTGTCTACATTCGCAAGCAACTCAAACACGTCGGCCTGCATGTTTACGTGCAGCCAGTCGATGTCGCGCATGACGTCGATCCACTCAGGCTTCGCGGTCTTGCCGTCTTGCGTAATGTTGATCCCGCCAACCTCCACGTAGAAGTTGCCGTTCTTCGCCTTGATGTTGGTGACTGACGTCTCTGACAGAGACGACACATCGACTCCAGCGAGTGACTTGAATTTCCACGTCGAGGCACCCGGGTTCTTCGGAAACTCCTCACCCATCCACGCAGCACCCGCATACTGATGGGGCTTCTCGTGGTAAATGACCCCAGTCCTCTCGTAGGCCAACGCCTTCAGCGCGCTCATCACATCATCCGTCGCAGCGGTCCTGCACGCCGTGTCTGCGCTCGCGGGGACAAACAATTTCTTGTTCGACTCCACCCAAGCCGCAGCCGCCACGATCTCCGCCTTGCTTTGGCTGTCGATCTGCAAACCGTACCAATTCGCATTCTCGAGGTTGATGGCCGCAAGGTCGGTCGCAATCCCCGGGTCCGTCGTGACATCCTCGCGTGCCCACAGGTCTGCGGACTCATAGTCCTCGTTGAGCTCAAGATCGAAGAGGGCGCCAGCGACGTCAGCGGTGAGTGTCAGTACGTCGTCGTCCTCGCTTGCCGTCACCGCTTGGACGGGGCCGAGATAGTCCCATGTGCAGGTGTTGTCCGTGATGCCGGTACCAGTGCCCGTCGGCCCACCGCTGCCGGCAGAGGTTCCGCCCGTGCGGCAGACATACACCTTGCTCGTGTCATTCGACACGTGGGCGCCTGCGGCGTAGACCGTGCCCGACTGCCATGCGGCCGCGTTCACAGCCGCAGCAAGGCCTTCGACGATTTCCTGATCAGTCGGGTTCGCGTCAGAGGTGTACTCGTAGGGCGTCGTATTTATCTTCGCCGTGTAGGTTGTGCTTGCCTGTGCAGTCGGAGTGCACTCAATGGTCTGTGTCGGCGGCAACGCCCGTCGCCCAACCGCAAACGATTGAACGCTCGGATCCTGTGACATCACGGACTGAGCCATCAGGTAGATGGCGTCTGTGACAGCAAACCCGTCGTCAACGAGCCCCTGAAGGCTCGTATAGAACCGAACGCGCTCAGCCCATTCTGTGTGATAGGCGCAAAGGAGTGGAACTCCAAACCCCGGGCGACTTACGACGGCGGTCTGGCGCGAAATTACGATCTGAACGATTGAATCCATCGACATGGTTATGCTCCGTATGTGTCTTCGACGACGGATGCAGTTGATCCGTCAGGGTCCTTGTAGGTGCCTTCGACACCGATCGTCTGGATGTACCCTGTGCGCTCCACGAGACTAGACTGAAGGCGAAACCGAACATCCATTGCCGCTCGCGACTTGATGGCTCCGCTTGCGATGAAGTCGAGATCTTGAGGCGGTTGCGCGTCCACGATGACAACGTTCTCGGCGCGCATTGCCTCGAACACGCTCGGCAACCCGAGGCTCGCCTGAGCAATTGCCAAATAGTGGTGAGCATTCGACCCAGGGGAGTCGCTCGCAGTGAGCACCTGGCACGATACGGTGACATCTCGAGGCCCGCACACCTCGACGGCGATCTCTTCACCTTGGGCTTGCTCTAGATCGGTCGTATGCCTCTCGTCATCTTGCCCGTACTGGACGGGGCCAGAAATCAACTTCAGCGACGCGAATGGATACGGTGGCTGCGCCGCATGCTGGCCAGCCCAGATAGTCGTCAGACCTGTGGCGTGGTTGAACCATCGCTTGACGGCGTTATGAAATCCCACCAAGTCCATGGGTGACTCAAGCGCCATCTACTGTTCCATCCTTATGCCGATTGCCGACCAGAACGCGCCCTGCTGCTCCCAGCTTTCGACCTGCTGTAGTTCGTACGTGGATTCATCAAACACGATTCGATCAGCTGAGAATCCACCGTCGCCCGCGTGCGCAGTTCGTAGCTCTTGCTGGGAGAAAAATCGCATCGCACCTTCCGTGCGAAGTCCTTCGGGGAGAACCTGGAGGTCACGAGGCGTTGCGGGTGCAACGACCATCATTGCGTCGGATCGTGCCTCCGAACCATCGGAGTACATGCCGTTGTTGTCGTATGACCCGGGCCCAAACCGGACGAGCGTCACAGCAACCGCGAATGAGTCGATGACGCCTGCAACATCCATCACGGCCATTAGGCGCCCTCATTTGTTCCGACTTCGTGGGTGATTGAGCCGATGAGTTGCCCTTTGTCGATCAATGGCTTGCTCGATCGCTTGCGGCTTATCGTCGCAGGCTTGTTTGGTGGATCGATTCCGCGCTGGATCCTGCGCTTGATGTCGGCCACGATACGCGTCCCCATCATCGCCAGCGCTCGATGTGTTGTCATCGTCCCATCAATGATGCGCCCGCAGAGATTCTTCGCGAGACGGTGATACTCTTCGGCGCGATCGTCGATCGTCGACCGTATGAAGCTTCGTTCTGGAATCGTCCCATCGAATCGCCCGTACTCATGCACTGCGGCGAGGGCCACGTTCGATATCCCATCATCGCCATGCTGCTTTTTTGCGGCATCGCCCTGCACGCCGACGGTGACGACCGTCGCTTCTTTCGTGTACGTTAGGTCGCGCTTCAATCGCTTCCACCCCATATCCTGATCGATGAGTCTCGATGCAGTCATAAGAGCACCCTCGGTCCACCAGCGACCTGTTGTCGGATCTCTAGATATCGCCGACCGTAGATCGTCATGGCCAACGACTCTGCTGTGATTCCTGCGGGAATTGCGTAAGACCGGCCTATCGCTCCGACATGCTCGGCCAACACCGGTCCAGATGGCGCATTGCCCCCTTGTTTCATGACAGCCAGCAGGTGAGCAGCCAGATACTTAACACCATCATCATAACGAGTCCCAAACACGGACTGACTTACTTCGCGAACCGCCTCATCGATCGCAGACTGGACAGCCGACTCTGCCATCGACGCGAATTCGCCAGACGGCATGTCACGGATATCAGTCCAAGAGACACTCATGATCGACGGCGTTTCGACGGCGTATGGGTGACTTCTTCTTCTTGCTGATCTTGCTCAACAGCAGACTCGGTCTTCTGATCTTCGGTCTGCTGATCTTGCTCAACAGCAGACTCGGTCTTCTGATCTTCGGTCTGCTGATCTTGCTCAACA